AAATCATCACCAAGTGTCTGGTACTCAGAGACAAGGGGGCCTAAATTGGCACCGTAGCCTGGGTTTCCAAGCCTCTCATTATGATCAGTATTTACGAGATTTTTAAAATCGTCACCGACCTGCTTCGCTGTGTCGAAATTCATCTGAAAAAGGTCAGATCTTTCTGTCCCAACCTCTAAGGGTAGCCTAACACCCACCGGGAGGGTCTCTACTTCAGTAAGCACCGAACCGCTTGTAAAATACAGACCAGAAGATATAAACTCAACTTCATCTGGATATCCAGCCATATAAGCCTCCAGTATTAATTATACAGCATTTTGAAACTGAAGCCTTACATTATGCTAGAATTTATCTATTCAAATTTGACAAATTCCCTAAGAAGGTCATCCATGCTCTTAATTACAGTCTCGCATAAATAAGCAACTTCTTGCGTTGATGTCAAAGAGGTTGAATTTTCTGGACTTTCAAGTGACTGGTAGTAGCCAATTAGATAGTTTCTTAGCTCAGCAAGCTTTCTTACTTCGTCTTTTTCCATTTTACATCTTTCCTTTGCAAAGGTGTTATAAAACGATTGTAACTAGACTAGGGGTATTGTATATAGCGTCATTATAAAAAATACATTGTCGTAGATTATGACCACACTGTCGCTGTTCCGCTAGGGGGAGTAAAAGTACAATTAGAAATATCTGTTATGTGACTATGTATGTTATCAGCAACTTTATCAGCTGCTTCACTAGCTGTGTCTTCATCAATAACGCCATCAAAAGCATAGTCACCAAAAGTCCCGGAATACGTTGCTGCCCCGACAGAAGTTGAAGCTGCGAGTGCTGATATTGATGATATTAGACCGTCAATTGGGGCAAAAGTAGTGCCAGCATCAGTAGAAGTTGTCATAGCCTCGGCAAGTGTTGCAGATACAGGAGCGGCTGCAGTCGCAACACCAGATCCTACTGGAGGTGATGCCATTGATTGAAAATAAGTACTCATGGCTGCCACCCATCCCGATGCTGCTTCCGTTGAAGATGTTGGACATGAAGATGCATACGGCCCCGAAATTAGTGCAGACTTAAGTGTTGCTTTTGATAGCGGCAATTTATTCTCCTTTTATAACTGAGCTTAGAGAGGCTTCAGCGTCTAATACCAAGTTATCACAGGCAGCTTCCAGATTTGCCGGGATAGCTGTGCTAGTAGAAGGGCCGGTCTCAGTAGCACCAGCTATCAGACCTCCAGTAAAGGGCGCCGGACCCGCAGGTGTGTTTAGAGTCACACTTTTAATAGCATCTGCAAATGCCGATAGTGTAGCAACAAAATCATCTCCTCTAACAAAGGGTTGAAGATCAGCCCCTTCGTCTGAGGTCCCCATGCTTATTTTCCCAGAAGTTATAATCTGAACGTTTCCAGAGCTATCCATCGATATGCTTGAGCCACCCTGATGTACAATCTTTACACTTCCGTCGCTGCGCGCTATGATTCTAGGGTGCGTTGACTTTACGATAACATAAGGTCCTGTACTTGAGTTTGCTCCAGTTGTGTCCACCAGGGAGGAGACATTTCCACCAAATTTTTCATCACCATTCGTATTTGAGGAAACATAAATTCTTGATAGATCATTCGTATAATCCGGGTTACCCTCTATGCTATTTTGCTCTACGCTGCTCTTGTTGGGTATTTTGTCTATCTCTGTGTAATCTCTAACATCCCCCGAGAGCACGGTTGAAAGGTCTACTTCGTTAGACGATTTTGTCGTGTCCTGACCTCTTCCTGTAACAATGTCTATAGTTCCCGATTTTTCAAGATGAGATGAACTTTTCTCTGGGCCAGACAGGTCGTCCCTGTCCTGACCGAGACATATTAGGGTGTTATTTGAACCTTGAAGCACAAGATCTCCTGCTCCCGGTGAGAATCTCGGAACTGGCTCTCCTGAGAATTGTTCAGAGTATGAAAATGACTCTTGACATATTTGATTATAGGGGTCGTCACCAGGTATCTCATTTTTTGAACCTCCTGAA